TTATTTGTCCCACACTCATGGTGTAATCTAACCAAGAACCTTCATAAGATAGCACCTGCGATTTTGGCCATAATTTTACTGCTCCATAACCATATTCTAACCCATTAACTGGATTTCTACTATACCAGATATGAATATAATTTCTATCATGTATATCTGGGATATAGTCGAATGTGAATGTATCATCTATCACTGTATCACCGTCTATAGTCCAGAACATATTGGTAGTGGCACGCTTGGCACATTCTTTGTGAGCACGATCTATTCCTACAACTCCATGAATTCTCTTGGCATTGGGAAACCGTTTTAACAATTTTTGCCAGTTAGCATTTGCGTTTGGTTCATTGAAAGTTACAAAGAAAATATCACAAAAATCTTGATAAACAATTTTTTCCTGCATTGATTTTATAAATCCAGTATTTTCAAACAATCTATTGACATTGTTATTATTTGAAATAATGATATTTTTAGGTATTAATTTTATAGGAGATACTCCCAATTCAGTATTATTTTTTGAATATGCTTGCCATGTATGAATATATTCCCTGTCCCAGATAGGTGCAGTATAAGTAAAATCCCAATTTTCATCAATTAGATATCCTGACTCGACAATCCAAAACATAACAGTATAAGATTCTTTTGCACAATCTAACATCACATCGGTGGATGGATCAATGCGTCGAGCATGAGGAAATTTTTCTTTAAAATTCTTCCATTCTGTGTTATTGGCTGCAATAAAAAATAAATCATACATTTCTAAGAGCCATAAAATGATTGATGTCTAAATCTGGCATCCATGGTCTTGGTGGATTCATATATACTCTTTTGAAAAATTTTGATTCTTCCTCAGATAATAGAGCAATGTCAAGTCCTACTTTTTGTTTGAGTTCTTTGCCTATATCTATTGCACTAGCCAATGGATCATTGTTGCTTATATTTTCCCACATCTCTTGCATAGCATCATAATAACTGATGATAGAATGGTCTTGTGTGGTGAGTAATGCCAAGTGTGCGCCCATCCTTGTTCCATAAATTGCCCAGATTCCATTCTCAACATCCTGTCCTATACTGCTCCAGATACACAATCTGTTTATGTTGCCGTACCAAACTCGTTGATGAAACTCGGCAGGATTTACACGCACGCCTTGATCCAGACACATTTTTACACCTTCCCTGAACCCACTTCGCCAAGCTTGTTGTGGGCTGCCGTTACTGTGTGATGTGCTATAACACCCCTTGACATCGTGATATTTTTGATCCCAGCAAAATTCAACAGCCTTTCTTGGATCTTCTGCATTTTCATGGCTTTTCATAGATCTAACAAATTCTTTACTCCACAATTTAAGTCCACCATTTCCATAAACTAGCCCATTAACAGAATTACGGCCAGCCCAGGTCCATGCATGATCATGTTGATTTTCATCAATATCAATCTCTAAATTGAGAAATTCCGGATATATTTCATTATCACCATCAACAGTTACAAAAAAATGAGTATCACTTGCGTCTGCACAGGCAATATGTGCTGTATCAAATCCTTTGATACCATGAACTCTTTTAGCCCAAGGTACATGATTTAACAACTGGGAATATAGTATTTCTGCGTTTGGTTCATCGTAACTTAAAAAAATATAATCAAAAGAATCTAATCTGTGTTTCATTTATCTGCCTAAAAAATAACTATATGATGCTGCATTGGTTATATCAATAGAAATCCTGCCGTCATTGTCGCAATTCATCTGTGTCAAATCAACTGTTTTTATCAGCCAAGATGGATCGTCTTTTTTAGTGATGAATATACACGAGCATGATTGAATGATCTTGCCGAGAGTTATACTATTAGAATCTATATAAAAATCTACATTTGTGTTGTTTTGTGAATTTATGACTATTAATTGTGAAATAATATATGGTTGTATATTAGAAGTTTGTTTCTGAGATAAAACAGCTATACCTGATTCAAACGAAATACAATAGGATGAAAATTTTTTTTTGCCTAGTATAAATTCTTCTGCTAGATTGTCATCTATTTCAACAGACAGTCTATCTGATTGTTTCCAAGAAACTTTTTTAATATCTAATGTATCTACATCATATTCCAGCCAGGCTGTCATTATTTCACCTGTGATTCGTATTGAGCAATCATTTCATCAGTGAGAAAATCTTTTACTACATAGTGTAGCGGATAAATCTGCTGGTGATTGCCTATTTTTAAGCCTCCATCCATTGAAAAGAAACTTGAAAAATAGTGTCTCCAATCTTGCGAACTTGAATCATTTATGCCTTGTAATTCGGTTTTCATATGCGTAAAAGTTGGATATGAACGCTCTGTATAGGTGTATTTGTCGAGGTCTAAAATTTTCATCGCCAGTGCAACAACAACATCTGTACTGAAAATCTGTGGTCTTGTGTTTGGTTCTAAAAACTCTTCAAAAAATTTTTCCCAATTCCATGTAATTGTTTTGACTAGTTCATAAATTTCAAACACTATGTCCTGTTTATTAAAATATGTAAAGCCTGTATAAAGATTTGGCAGTTTATTTGCCGTGAATGTTTTTCTACAGTAGTCATTGGTGATTTTTTCACCTCGCCAGTTTAATACTTTATTTGCACATACAAAGTTATATTCGTTGCAGCATAACAAATCCCACCAAGCAGAGATATCTGTAAAAAATAACATATCTGCATCTAATTTAATAGTTTCATCATATGGTGTCATATATGGAACTTTCCATTCATTTTCCAATTTCCATTGACTGGCTTCTGCCTGGTCTCCCCAGGGTATTTCTATAATTTTGTCAAACGCCCAACTGTATTTTTCATCAATAATAGTTCCTGGTGTAATACCAATAGACAATTTGGAAAAACATTTCTGAGTCTGTTTTAGACTTAATGCCAGTCCATATGCACAACGAATATAATCAACATCTGCAGAATTCTGTGCAAATGTAAAAAATCCACGAGAATTATTTGTTTGTGGCATAATTAACAATCCTTTTTGCCATGCGTCCTATGGACCATTTATTCATAACATGTACATTTGTTGATATTTTGTGAAATTTAAAATCACCTTGCTGTCTTTCACTAACAAATGCAGCCGTGCCATCCTGAAAATCAATCATGTCATCATATTCAGTTGCAACAAGTAAATTTGCAACAGGTAGATTTTTAACAGCATCACCTTCGACTTGTGAATTTAACATATGAATGGCTATACTTATCGCATAATCATTGCGAAAATATGAATTTGATTTAAATCCATATAATTGTTGGTAATAATTATAATTTTGCTTGATAAAATCCATCAATTCAAACAGTGACTTAACTCTATCAGTTTTGCGGAAATACATCACTGTTGCCCAATAGAGTGGAATACTCATGTCATTGAATCTTTTATCAAATCCTCCCAAGTTTTCTACATGATTTAAATCGATAATAGATTTATTGACTAACAAATCCTCTGAGGAATTCCAAACATTGTCAAGACTGTTATCTAACACCAGAAAGTCAGCATCAATTAATACGGTTTCATCAAATGGACTTAATTCACAGCTATTCACACGGTTTGTGTTATAATAGGGCAACGAATATGTTGTATATTGTGTATCATGAAAGTTTCTATCTGGTACATTTCTGTCAATGTCAGTAATTATGACCTGATCAAATGCATAATCAAGCAAATTTTTGGGGTGAGATTGCATCAGCCAACCAACAGTGTCTGATGTGGTTACCAATGCAGTTTTATTTTCTTGTAAATTTTTTTTTAGTAACAAAGCACAACACAATGCCATTAGACCATAATCTATTTCCTTATTATTATATGCATGAATAAGATAGCCACGGGACATTATGCATCAACCTTGAGATCTGCGATTATGTCATGAGATGATCGCATTTTTTTTAATTTTGTATATTCAACATGGTAAAAATTTGTTGCTTGGAAATATTTGTCAACAATTTCTTGATAAAATTTTGGTATATTTGTAATTTCTATAGGATTATTATTGTCATCAATTAAAACAACAGATGTTTTTTCACTATCCATGATAAGTTTTGTAAATGCAATTAATTCTCTGTTAATTTTAAAAATGCCACCATTTATGGCATACACACTCAGGGTTTCAACTTTAAGTGCGATATTTTCTTTCAAGTTGAGTAAATTAAGCCTAAAATTTGAGGCATCCAGTGCCCGTTGTAGTTTTTCATCCATCAAGAAATCCTCCTGATATATTATAACTATATCAAGAGGTAAAATAAATTATTTTGTAAACAA